CCGTTTTCCTCTGTCCTGCATATTTTGGAGTTGAAGCTTGTTTAGCTTGTTTTCTTCCAGCCGAAGTTGATCTTGCTGGTTTAACACTTTTCTTCGGAGCTTTCCTTTTTGAATATCCTCTACCTCGTCTCGCCATTAGAAACCTCCATAACCTTCACCAGCCGTAGTTGCTGGTGGAGGTCCGGCTCCCTCACCTTCTTCTGCACTCGTACCACCAAACCCACCACGAAGTCTGTTATCACGGCCTGGTTGGGATGACCGCTTTGCTATATATTCAGATGGTTCAAGAGGTATTTTAGTTAAATCAAATTCAGTATTACCAGCGTTAGAACCTTCAGTTTCCATACTCCTTCTCATCTCTCCAGTTCCATAACCTTTTTCTTCAGCTAATCTTCTCTTTGTAACTGGGTCTCTACGGTCTTCTTCCGTCTTACCATCCCTACCTTCTTGTGTAAAAATAGGATTGGGTGTTTTTTCATAAGTAATATGTTCATTATATCCTACTATAAAAGCATTCTTTATTGTTATCTGACTACCAATCATATCTTTATCAAAACCTCTGTCATCATCACTTAAAGTAGCCAACCAAGTTTTACCAACATCCATACTTTCTGAAGCATTGGCTATTCTAACATCACCAAAAATATTATCAACTTCTGGAGTATAGGTTTGTTCACTATAACCTAACTTTTCAAAACTTGTTACATAATTATAATCGTCAATATCATAACTCGCTACTCTAACTTCTTTTCTAGTAGGTGATATTTCATGTACATAATACTTGTCATCTTTTAAAAATAATTCTTCAGGTCTCTCATTAACTTCACCTTCAGATGGTTTAGTTCCTCTATAAATTCTACCATCTACTTCAGAAACATAATACGCTCCTGTATAAACATCACCACCCGCGTCTACTAAAAATGTTTTTTCTGACCCAGCTTTTCTTCTTAAAAAATTATAGTTAACAGTATATTTACCATTAAAAAATCCCAACTTTCTTAAATCATTACCAGGTTTAACAGCAAGGTCACCAGCTAACTTATAATCATCTATAATAGTTCCGTCTAAATACACTCCATCCTCACCATAAACATGAACTTCTACAAACTCACGTTCATCCTCACCAAAGTCTATTACATCAACGGGAGTTCTTCCTTCTAAAAGTTCAGCATCCTTTTCTGTTAATCTAGATTTAGGCATTTATTAACCTCCAGTAATTATTCTTTCTTTAACCACTACTTGTGTAGACTCCACCGTCCCCGACCTATCAGTAGCTTTGCAAGATAAATTATATCTATCTTTTTGGTCACCAGCTTTCTTAGCGTTCCTTACTTGTATTGTACTGACTATACCTCCTGGAGCCTGGTTACTTGATACGGTTACCCTATCACTATTTATAGCTTTACCACTTTCTAACCAAACTAAACTCAAAGAATCGTCCCCCCGAGCTGTTGTTTGGAATGTAGCTTTCTTATATGCGTCGCCTCGTAAAGTTCTATTTCTTTTCTTTATCGCTAATCCACCATACTTTATGACTAATTCTGTTTTACCTGGACTTCCAGGAGATGGTTCTATTGAACGTGGTTCTTCTGAGAAAGACAAACGACCCCATGCATTCATTTCTGAAGCTACTGGCATTCCTTTAGTTCTCCATTCAGCTATATTGTAAGGAGTAGCACTATTCTTCCAAGTTAACATACCAGCTACATATTCTTCATAAGCGTTATCTTCTTCTATATCTTCAGCTTGTGTTTCTATCTGTGCTGTTAGTAGAGCTTGTTGTTCCGCAAGTTGTGCTATTTGTGATTCCAATGACCTCTTTAATTCTTCTAACTCGTTGTCCGTTATATCAAGATATATTGCACTCGAATCAAATAAATATCTATGTGAATTTTCTCCCTCTTCTATTATCTCATCCCTCAACAATTCATATTGCTCAAAAAATTCTTCTACAGTAATTGAAGCTTTTCTTGATGTAGTCAGTTCAGTAATTTTAGTATCAATTACATCCGTAAGTTTATCAGAATCTACTGTATAAGATTTTTTATCTACCTTTACAAACTCACCTGTACTTTGTTTAAAATTCGCACCATCTTCTGTTTCATCAGCTGGGTAAGATAAGATAGTACCATCTTCTAAACGGGTAGTTGGACTTGCTCCCTCACGAGAACCAGACAAACTCATGTTTTGATATTCTATTTGTAATTTAGTTTGTCTTTCCTTACGAGCCGACTCTAATATATCTTTATACCTGTCTGACTTGAGGATTTCTTCTCTTGTATATGGCATTTTATCTTACAACTTTAAATTCAAAGTCTTCATCAAAATATTGATCTACTTCTGATACTGTTCCACTTCCACTTTGTACTCTAAATAAAATTCTATAATACCTCTCTGGTTGATAACCATTAAACCACATATTAAAATAATTACCAGAATCGTCACAGCTTAACTTCGAGCCTGTACCAAAAGGTACAATAACATCTTCACTTAAAGCATCCCTAATAGAATAAGCACAACTACCACTTGGTAAATACTTAACTGACAAATTCTGTGAAGTAGTTGAATAAGTTTTTTGTGGATATCTTTCTCTACCGAATACCCTAAACTTAGCTTTACTATCTTCTTTATATTCGGGTTTTAAAGCTCTCATATATAAGAATAAATCTTCTTCTAAAGCAGAACCAGTTAGGGGAGATAATGAACCTGTTGTCCATTTAGAATCATCCCACATAGCCTCTAACTTGGGTGGATATATTGTATTAGTGTCCCTCGAAAAGAATGAAAAATGACCTAATCTATTTTTACTACCTTCAGAAGCTGAAGCGTTTAGATTACCTATACTACCACTTCTCTTGACAATAAATCCTTCGTTTGGATAAGCTGACGCTGAGTATATCCAATTACTAACCACGTGAGTTACATCCATTCTCATATCCGTTGTTTCATGGTCAAATGATTGTGATGACTCTAAACCATAGTTGGACGAACTACCACTAAACCAAGTACCACCTGTATTATTAGAACCACTCACCCATTGGTCACCTGCTGATTCACCTGTTTTGTATCTCCAAGATACTCCTTCAGTAGTTAATGGTTGGTCATACCTACGTCCACCTCCCATAGTCCAACTTTGACTAATTGGATAAGCATACAATGTATCACTAGTAGTCAACTCTTTGGGATTTGCATCATACAAATTCAAATAGTATCTTGTACTTGAGGGAATTAACCCAGAAACAAGAGATGCAGAAATATAACTTAAATCAAATTTTATTAAAACTCTTGATACATTTACAACCGTACCAGCTTCATTCATATCTTTTCTAATTTCTAAAATTTCATCAAGACCTGTATTAGCACTCTGTGTAGCAGAGGCCTCATAAACAGTAGCGTCTTTTTGTGCAAATTCAAAATAATGCATTATAAATCTCCTACGGCTCTACCTTCTATATCCTTACCTGGATATTTTAATTCAAAAATACTAGGGTCCATAGAAGGATAATAAACACCACGACTATATGCATTTTCCATATCATACAAATTACCCGAATAACCATTATCAGGATTAAATTTATTTGTAATTATAATTTGTGGTCTATCACCAGATTTATCAGCCTTAGCATCAGATGGTGTTACTATAGCAGCTACTCCATCAACCAATGTTAATTTATAAACTAATTCTGCTACTACAATCGGTTGACCTATCTGCCACTTATCTGTATCAAAATAATTCTCAACAGCTCGAATACATTTTAAAACTACTTCGTGTTTATTATATCCTACACGTGTCATAATATTAAACTGTACACCAATATTAATTATGTATGCATTTTTAATATTAATAGCATCCGTCACCATTCTATATTGACCAAAATATGTCTGTAAATTTTCTTTTACAGCTTGATTTAAGTTTACAAGTTTTTTATTATGGTCATAACCCAAACAATACATATTTAATGCTAGTGGATTTGATACTCTCGTTGCTACATTTTCTTCATCAGGCATTATACTCTCCTTTACCCTAAATTACGTGGTGGTCCGCCCCCTCGGCTGCTTCGACGACCTCTACGTTTACTCCTTCTAACTCCACCACGTTTTCTCTGTGCAGAAGTAGCTTTCTTCACCAATGACCTGGCCGCTCTACCACGACTTGTACCACCAATACCTCGTGGTGGTCCAGTACTAGGACTATCAGCAGAAGGTCTTAACCTATTAGGATTTGGTAGTCTGGGTCTACGAATAACAGGACTCTTCTTGAACTGCTCAGGTTTAGGTGGTTTCCGAGCTACACCTTTAGTTGGAGCTTTCTCTTGTACATTAATAATTTTATCTTCGGGTGTCATTACACTCGGCTCCTCTTCTACGAGTGCCGCAGCATCTGTTACCTCACCCTTTATACTTGACAATTGTAATTGTTCATCCTGTACTATATAAGCTTTTGCTATATTACCATATCTAGGTGGTAGTGCATAAGCCCTTGTTATATAATCTTCTTTTGTAACAGCTCTACCTTGTGCTTGGAAATAAGCTAAAGCATTATCTTTGACTTCTTTAATTGACTCAGCTCCTCTACCACCCGTTGCTGGTTCTGGATTTGTAGCTGCTACAGAATCTTTTGCTGTTTGTACTTGTCCAGCATTAAGTCCTGTAACATCTATAACATAAGAAATATTTGATATATTTACTACATCACCCTGTGGTACATTATCTTCTACACCTGCCCCATAAGAATATTTTACAGTTAAAGTTGTATTTGCTGGAGCTAATCCATAAGTTCTAGTTTTAAGAAAGTTAGACGGGTCAAAATATGAATCCAATTTATTAGTACCACCTGGTAAAGAACTACCCACACTATCAGGATTTGGTACAATTTCTTCATCAGGATTATCTGAAACACCTGCCCCAAATCTAAGTTCTACTCTTTCGTCTGGTCTAATAAATGTAACAAAACGTCTAGGAGTTTTTCTTAATTTCAATAAATACGCTGCTTCACCTGAAAATTGTGCTAAATCGGGGTCATTACTTGAATTTGTTTCCATCTCATCAAAAATTGTATCCTGAGCTAAAGTTGAAACTTCATACCAAGTATTATTATCACTATCTGTCACACTAATTACTTCAACCACACTAGGTGTAGATAACACTAAACTATCATATTGAGTCGCAGAACCAAAAGTATGATTTTCCTCTTTTATCTCACCACTTACTACTTCTGTACTTTTCTTCAATAAATATTTTGTAGGTGTATTATCTGTAGTTGAAGTTTCATAAATATCTACTGTCATCGGGTCTAAAGAACTTGAAAATTTAAAATTTACATCTTCTAATGTTCTAAATGTTTTTCCTGTAGTCGAAGATTGTATTTCCACTCCTGCCGATAATGTTAAGGCATAATCCATATCTGGTCTTACACTGTCACCTGTTCCAGTCGAAGGAACTGTTTGAAATAAATCTATATCTGTAGTAGATGGTGATGATAATGTAGGTGTATATCCGAGTGATTGTGCTATTTCATATACTGTTCTTTTCTCTTCAGCAAATGCCAGTAATGATTCTTTGAATTGATTATCTATATAATATGAAAGAACGTCTCCTACATAAGAAGCCATTTCTATAAACATCATTCCAGGTGAAGTTTCATTAAAGTCATTATAACTATTTGGAAAATATGTTTTAGCATAATCTATTAAATCATTTCTAAAACCACTAAAATCTTTATTAAGATATTTTACATCTCTCTTTACATCTCGTCTCGGTCCTGGCATTTTATTCTCCTATTAATATATACTACCCCCACCACCAGTTGTACCACCCGCTGTACCTACACCACTTAATGATATGTTAATCTCATCAAATCTTTCTGGATCATAACTAACACTCACCACCATACTTACATCTACGGTATTTTCTAATCTATCACTAAAGTTAACATCAATACTTCCTATGTTTATATAAGGTAACCAACGTTCCATAACACTATTTATTTCTTCTTCTATTTTTTCAGCTATATCATCATCCATTGGTTCAAAAACTATTTCCCTTAAACGAGAACCTAATTCGGGCTCTCCAGGTCTTTCACCAGGAAATGTTAATAACAAATTTACAATATTGTGTTTAACTTGTTCAAGTGTCGTTTTTGATTGATTAAAAAATCCTTGAGAACTTCTCCCCAATGGTAATGTCAATCCAACCTTTTTATCTGGGTCTAAATCTACTTCTCTTGCACCTGCCATTATGATTTCCTATCTTTTATCTTTTATAGCTTTCATCAAACCACTATAATCTCTTGTTAAAGCATTTGTAATATGTTCTGGAACATCATCTACTTTAACATTAGCATCTTTTAATGTTTTTACAGCATTAAACTCTCGTTGATTTTGTTTCGAGTCATTTGTAGCTCTTGTACCATACCCTAAAAGTTCTGCCATTCTATTTGTATCATAAGGTCCACCACCAACTGATGGATATTCCTCAAATTGTTCTGGTGTCTTTTTTACCTCATTAAATCCTTTAGTTTCATTTAATATTTTATTTAAAGTCTCATTCTCTGTATAATGTGTGTAACTATCTTCAGAGTTAGATTCTTCTATAAGCTCGGGTTTAATTTGAGGTGTATTAGAATTCTCTTTAATAAATATTTTATTTATTTCTTTTTTAACCTCCCTACGAACTATTTCTTGAATTACTCTTTTTAACCGTTTAGTGTTCATATTTCACCTC